TGCCGAGCCCGCGCCACCATTGGGGCGCATCGTCGGCGGGATTTCGTTGAGCATACGGGTGCGCTCGTCTTGACGCGCCGCCGCAATCTCATCAGCGATATGATTGCTTCTTACCAAGTTAACCACCTGTCGCAAGTTGTCAACTGTCCACTGTTGGCGGGGCACTTGGGCGAGCGTCGCGTGAATCTCCGGCCCATACCGCTTGAACAGATCGCCCGACTCCTGCTGGATCAGTCCCAGCGAGGTCGAGGCGGTCATGTTGGTGAGTTGATCGAACAGCGGATTCTGCCGCTGCTGGAGTGTCTGGGCAAACTGCTTCACCTGCTTGCCCGTGAGATAGTCGTCATCGGCCCACGCCGGTCCCTGCTCCGACTGCTGCTGCGCGTAAATCTGGTTCGCACTCTGGAGATTGGCAGGTGCCTGCCGATTCTGCTGCTCCACGACATCGGCTAGTTGCTTCGTAATACCCAAGACATCAGTGGCCGTTTTCCCCTGCGCCCATGCGGGATACTCCGGGCCGCTGAACCGGAATGGCTCCGGCGTCGCGGGTGTACTCGGTGTAGTAGGGGGTGTTGGCGAAGATGGCGCCTGCGCGGTCTCGGGCGTCGTCATCGGCGTCACGGCGGGTGCGGTCATGGGTGGTTCGCTGCTCCTCGTGGTCCGCGATCTCGTCAGGCAGCAAGGCGCAGCGTCGGATCGCGTAGAGAACGCCGCGCGTGAACATCGTTGAATCGTGGTCCAGCGGCTGACACAACTCCTTCAGATGCTGTTCAGCGACCAGCTCCAGCAAGTTGCAGTAGCTGCGCCATAGCGGGATTGAACGGAGCTGAGCCAGTTGCGCCACCTGGTCCGACGTTAAGCCCCACGGGCGGGCTCCCTGCTCCTCCAGCAGCGGGGGCGCCAGTCGGCGGAGCCATTTGCGGGACCAGTTCTTCAGGATTGCGAATGTCATACTGCTCCAGCAGTCGCTTAAAGAGTTCGGTCAGGCCTCGCAGGGAATCCTGCGCCATCTCGTAGACCGGCGTGCCGGGCTGGGACTGCATCATCACTCCGGCGCCCTGCACAAACTGGGGATAGAGTTGACCCGCCAACTGGAGCAGACCGGCCAAGTCCTGCCGCATCTGGTCCTTGTTGGCCGAGCCACTGGTCGCGGTAAGCGTGACGCCGACGCCCGACTCCACGTTCTCCATCGGAGTGGAGAGCTTCTGCGTGACCGCTTGGCCTTCCGGAGACCCGAGGACATCGGTGGCCCACTGGAGGACCCGCGTGTCGCCCGCAATGGACGGCATGGCCAGAAACTGCTGGCAGTTCTGGAGGACCCGGAGACCCACCATCGAGAGGCCTTCATAGCGCATATCTTTGACAGTAAGGTCGGGTCGGCGGCTACCTTCGGCCAGCAGCGACTGCATCGTGGCTGCCGGGGTCCGACCAGGCAGATTCTCAATCGACCCGAGCTGGATATCAGATATGCCTGTGCGGCGTTCGCCCAACGTCGCCACGAGTTCGTGCAACTGCGGCAGATTCGCGTGGGTCGAACCCATCGTGAACGGCTTGAACTCCTTGTCGGGGTCGCCATCGGTAATCCAAATCTTGCTGGGGTAGATCGGCTCCCCCGGCACGATGTTACTGCCCGCCTTGGTCGCGATCTGGATGGAGTTGCCGAGCAGCACATTGTCGTACGTGAAGTTGAACAACTCGCTTTGCGACTTCTGGAACATCTCCTTCTGCTCGCAGACGCCGATCCCGTAGAAGCCCTCGCCGGGGAAGTAGCGGATCGCGTCATAGGGCCGCTGGCCATGCAGGAAATAGTTGTAGATCGGCCGCAACACCGTCATGGTGGGCTGGTGATACCAGCAGATCACGTCATCCTGCGAGCCATCGCCCTTGGTATCGAAGCGGGCGTGAATCTCGTAAATCTCGACCTGTTGGGAGGGCCCATTGGCACGGCCCATGTTCGCGGTGGACTCCTGCGAACTCGACTTGTCGAAGTCGATCAGCGTCTCAGTCGAGTGTTTGAGGTAATCCAGGTCCTGCACCTTCTGATCGTAGATCGTCTGGGTGCGGGTATAGAAGTTCTCGATCAAGGTCAGGAGGTCCTGATCTTCCTTGGGCAGCATCGGGTTGGCCGACTGGAACTGCCACTTGAACTTGTGGCGATCAATGCGCTGGCGTTCTGCGATCCACGGGGCCCCACCCTGATGGTCGGGCTGGAGATGGTAACTGTAGGTCGGGATGATGAGGTCGGCCAAGCGGACGTGATCGACAAAGGGTTGGGAGCGAATCCGCGTCCCATTCACGATCCGGCCCGTCTGGTCGTAGGTGCGATAGGGACGGCGCTCGTAGAGCCAGCCGTGCTTGTAGACCCCCGTGCCAAGTTTGCACATCTCCATGACGACCCGCTTGTCCACGTCCCACATCTTCAAGACAAAGTGGTCGAGCCATTCCATGAAGTCCTGCATCGGCTTGGCCGCATCCACCCACCGCTCATTCAGGGGTGCGAGCGTCCAGAGATTGTCCGGCGCGTGAATCGTCTGCATGAACTTGGCGTACAACTGGTCCACATCGGTCGCGGTGACGGGCAGCATATAATTGGCCGCGCCCTCGAACGGGAAGCGCTTGAGCGGCTGCTTCGCGGGCGCGCGATACTGCGTCAGCCACTCGCGCCACTGGCGTTCGAGCGACTGGCGACCTTGGAGGGCTATTTGCAGTTCATAGTGAATGTACTGCTTAAAGAGCTGCTCCTGGTTCCCATTCCACTTGACCGGCTCAATGGCCATTTACTGGCCAGCCCGCCAATCGACGGTGCGACCGTTCTTGTCCGTCTCGGGCCACGGCTTCATCTGCTGCTCGTAGGTGCCCGCGTTGGTATTGGCGCGACCATCCTTGGCCGCGACCTTGCCACCATTAGGCCCCTGTCCGCCATCCACGATCTGGCTGGACGGGAAGGACTTGGGGCCCATGCGATTCCGGAAATGCGAGGGGCATTGCTTGGCCATGGAAACCTCCTACTCGGTGGGAGCGACGGCAGGCACACCCTGCGGCGCCTTGGGCCCGCTCGCGACAACACCCTGCCCGGAGAACTTCTGGACGCCATTGCCGTAGTTGCTGGCGCCAAGACTCGGTCCCTGTGAGCCGGACGGTGTCGTGGGCATTGCGGCCTGATAGGTCGTCGCGGTGGCCCGGATATTCGCCATGCCATCGGTCTGGGCGAGGTTCGAGCCGTAGCCCGCACCCGAAGGACGGCCCACAGCGGAGACACCGAGCTTGCCGCCCTTGTCCGAGCCATCAAAGGTCTGTTGCATGGCCCGCATATTCGCGGTGCCGTCATAGCGCCCCAACTGCGAGGCGAGCCCCGCCTTGGTGTTGGGGTTAATCATGGGATCAGCCATGAGTCCTCCTGTGGAACAGTTTTATTGGGGGGTGAGGCCGGGAACCACTGACGGGTCAAGCCCGCGTCGGGCGTAGTAAGAGGTCAGTTCCTGCCGCTTCCGTGCCTCTTGCGACAGGGCCTTCTTGATCAGCCGGGGCCAGACATGGGGACCGTACGCGAGCGCGTCGAGGAGGTCCACCCGAGCCGTCCGGGGAAACTGGCTGTACTGGGTCCGGAATTCATGGAATCCCGCACCTTTACCAATATACACCTTGCCACGCTGGAAGTAAGTCTCCAACCCCAGAATGCGCTGGGCCTTGGCTTTGCCACCGGGCTTGACCATCTCGACATTACAGGAGGGCACACTGGCGAGAATCAGTCGCTGGAGTTCATTGATGAACTGGAGTTGTTGCGCTGCCTGCTCGACTGCGACCTTGCGGGCCCCATAGCGTTGCGCCATCGCGACCACCTGTTGGAGGGCGACCAGATAGGTGTCCTTCTCGCTGTAGGTCTCCAGAATCAGGATATCGCCTTCGGGCGTCAAGCCCGTGACCACGACGGCGGCGCGGGCCCGGTCCTCCGTAGCGCGGGCGGAGAAGCCGCCGGGGTCCACCAGCACCATCACGTCCAGATGGTCGATGGGACTGATGTGTTTGGCCCCTTGGCCATCGACCCATTGGAGTTGTTTGTCATCCAGCCAGTCGTAATAGCTCAACCACGACTCCTTGAAGGTCGCGGTTTGCTCATTCGAGGGGGCGTTCATGTAATTGCAGGCAAACAGGGCCTCATCGCCCAGCCGAATCTTGGCCAAATCCTCCAGCGACCACTTTTCGGGGAAGATGGACTGCCCATTTTCGATGGCCGCGCGTCGGAACACCGCCAAATCGCCTACCCGATAGACTTCGACGCTCTGGACGGTGCCGGAGGGCAGTTTATAGCGCATCCGATAGCGTTGCGGCGTCTCGCCGTAGCCAAAATGGTCCTCCAGATGTTCGTAACAGTCGCCATGCCACCAGCGGGTCCCGATAAACAGAATTTCCGGGTAGGGTTGCGCGTTGGAATTGAGGATCGGGCGGAGTTGATGTATCCAGCGGTTGGTCTGATGCATGATTTGCCACGAGCCTGAGCGCGCGTTCTCCATCGCTTCGCGAGAAATCATGTCATCCACGATAATCAGGTCGGGATGGCGCCCTGCGGTAGCACCCCCGACGCCCGTGGTGCTGATCGTGGCATCGGTGCGTCCGGGGCGGAGGCGCGGGACTTCGATCTTGCTGCCGGACCACGTCCGATCCTGGGTATTCTCGGGGATGACTTCAGGGTAGAGCGCGCGGAACAGTTGATTGT